CTCGCGAAGATTATTCCGCGTATCTAGCGCGTGTAAATCGTGCTGTGTTTACGCCATATACCCAACGGTTGATTCGAGCGGCAGCAGGGTTAATTCTGCGTAAGCCAATTAATATTGTTGGTGATCCATATTGGACAGAAGTTTTCAACAAAGACGTTGATGGTTGCGGTTCAGATCTGGATGAGTATGCACGTCGCCTAGTGATCTGTGCGCTGACCTATGGCCATTGTCATACGTTGGTTGACTTTCCCGGCCCAACAGAAGCCCGAAGCCTTGCAGAAGATCGTGCGTTAAATCGTCGTCCATATTGGATTGAGGTTGACCCAACCAAAGTGTATGGCTGGCGTTTGGACCGCGAATCAAATTACGGCAACTTGACGCAAGTGCGTATTGGCGAGAAAGCTGTTGTAGCTGACGGTGAATTTGGAGAAAAGGTTTATGACCAGATTCGTGTCATTGAGCCGGGTCGTTATCGCGTCTATCGGCAAGAAGAGCAAAACAAAGCGATGCAAGGGAACTTCCCATACCCCTCTTCGTTTGACCAATCAGACGCTACTGCGGAGTTTGAGCTTATTGAGTCTGGGCCGTATTCACTTGATCAAGTCCCGCTGGTCACCATATACGCGAACAAGACGGACACGCTGACAAGTCGTCCACCATTACTGGACATTGCTCATCTGAACCTTGCTCACTTCCAGCGTCAAGCTGACTTGATTCATAGCTTGCATATCGCATCACAACCGATGCTGGTGCTTGAGGGCTGGGATGACCAGACTAAGGATATGGCTGTGAGTGTGAACTATGCGATGGCGACACAGCCGGGAAACAAGGTCTATTACGTGGAGCCTGCCGCTAGTGCTTTTGAAGCGCAATCTGCGGAGATCCAAGAGTTACAGCAACAAATGGCGACGTTGGGCATCAGCACGCTTAGCCAACAGAAATTCGTAGCTGAATCGGCTGACGCACGACGATTAGACCGTATCGACACAAATTCAATGCTGTCGATGGTTTCTATGGACCTGGAGTCAGGTTTGCAAAAGGCTTATAACCTTGCTGCTAATTACTTGGGTATTGAGCCACCTGAAGTAAAAATCAGCCGTGACTTTGACCTTCAGCGTCTTATCGGCCAAGACATTACAGCGATGGCTCAACTATTCCAGGACAGCATTATTGATCGCGAAGAGTTCCGCGACATGTTGGTACAGGGTGAAATCTTGCCTAACGCAGCCGAATCGCAAGACCAGTCAACAGAGGTACAGTAGGAGCACAACAGCTCTTATTCTCATGGGACTTCGTTTTGAAGAGATCAATCCTCCCAAAAAAGAGGGATCATCAACTCCTGCTGCAAAGAAAGAAACTAAAAAAGCTAAAAGCAGTAAAGTAGAAGAGTAAATTACTTTTCACAATGGAAGAACAAGTCATCCAGGAGACGCCCGTGGCGCCTTCTGAACAGCCCGTGGCTGAGACTGCGACTTCAACTCCCGCTGTAGACGTTTCAGCGTATGAGCAACAGATTCAAGCGTTAAAACTACGTGCTAACGAAGCCGAGGAAAAGTTCCAAGGCGTCAAAGGCAAGCTTGATGATGTTTACAAAAAACAAGACGATCAACGCAGAAAAACGCTTGAGGACCAAGGTCAATGGAAAGACCTTTGGGAAGAGGCCAACAAAACTGCTCAAGATAAGCAACAGCAAATTGCTGACCTAGAGCGTCAATTGCAAGAGCTTCGGACGTCAAACGAAACTGCAGCAATGCAAACGTCTGCTTTGTCTGCAATTAGTCAGGCTGGAGCAATTAATGCTGAGCAGATGCTGCAATTAGTGCAGAACGGTCTTAAAAAGTCTGAAGATGGCAGCGTCAAAGTTCTTGACGGTGGCGTCGAGCAAGACCTAGGTGTTTATTTAGCCAAGCTAAAAAATCCTGGCTCTGGCTTTGAACATCATTTCAAGCCAAGCACTCAAGCTGGCATGGGAGCTAAGCCTTCAACAGGAACTGCAGGTGCTGCAGGCATCGCAAATCCTTGGCTAGAGGGTAGTATTAACTTAACAAAGCAAATGGCTTTGGATGCTTCCGACCCTGATCTTGCAGCTGTGCTCAGGAGAGAGGCCGGTAAGTAGTCCCAGTGGGACACCATCTCAAGTCCGTGACTTGAACTTCCGCAAACATTATCCCTGAATAAGAAATGGCTGCTCCATTTCAGAATTATTCCGGCGGTGTCCTACTAGCGGACATCGTCAAGAGGAATAATCTCAGCACTTATGTGTCTGAGGCCATCAAAGAGCGCAGCTTGTTTATCAAGTCTGGTGCTGTTGTCCGTAACTCACTGCTCGATTCCCGCTCAGGCGGTACTCGTATTCAAGTTCCCGAGTTCAATCCTGTATCTCCAACAGAAGAGATCATGGACGGGACAGCTACGTGGGGCACCGGCTCCGGTGGCTACCTGACTCCACAAAAGATCGGTACTGGCACTCAAATTGCAAGCATCTGCCATCGCGGTTTCGCGTATGCCGTAGATGACATTGCAGTGTTGGCTGCTGGTGAAGATCCAATGCTTCACATCCGCAATCAGCTGGCTGATGCGATCAACAAGCTGAACAGCGCACGTCTGTTCTCACAGCTTGCTGGTTTGTTCGGCACTGCTCTTTCTGCCAACGCACTGGACAAAGGTAAGGCTGCTGCTTCTGGCGCAACCGAAGCCAACTTCCTCAGTGCAACCATGGTTGCTGAAGCACGCTCCAAGCTTGGAGAACGTGGTGAAGAGCTGGACACTCTGATTGTTCACCCTTCTGTTGCTTACTACCTGTATCAGGTAGGGATGCTGACCTTCTCTACTTCAGCACTTGCCGCTTCTGGCTCAGTGACCTGGGGTGGTGGTGGCGTAGGCATTGGCGCTCGCGAAGTTGGTGAGTTCGCAGGAATGCGAGTCGTTACCGACAGTTCAGTGAACACCGTTGCTCCTGGCACTGGTGGTCACCAACGTGAGTTCTACTGCTATCTGATTAAATCAGGCACCATCCTTGAAGGTGTGCAGCAGGAGCTTCGTATTGAAGCTGATCGCAACGTCCTCTCGAAGCAAGACGTGCTTTCTGTGGATTACCACAGCACCTATCACGTGATGGGTACTAAGTGGTCTGACGCTGGTGACAACCCCACCAACGCTCATCTGGCTACCGCTAACAAGTGGGCTGCCACCTATGACATCGACCTGATCCCTATGGTTCAGTTGACTGTCAACTCTCCGCTGGATACCAGCACCATCTGATCTTGATCAGAGCAAAGGCCCTACCATTAGGTGGGGCCACCTTATTATTGTCTTATGGCTGCCACGATCAACGCCACACTCAAGAGTGAGACAGCCAACAGCTTTGTGACGTTGGCAGAGGCAGACGCGTATTTTGAAACCGTCCCAAGCTCAACGCAGTGGGACAACAAACAAGACGACAACAAAAATCGTGCTTTGATTTCAGCTACAAGCTGGATCGACACATTGAATTTCTATGGTGATCGTTGCGATTCAAGCCAAGCCTTAAGTTGGCCCCGCAATAATTATCATGTCGATCGCGTAGAACTGACCTGTTCGGCAATTCCAAACGCAATTAAAAAAGCTACATATCTATTAGCGTTTGAACTGGCTAATGACACGGACGCGATTACAGGGACTACCGGCGATAAGGGGTTATACGAAGAAGTCGAACTCGGAGACCTTAAGGTCAAGTACAACACTTCCAGCCAAGCTACTGGAACTATCAATAACGTATTCGACGTTTACCCTTGGCTGCAGTCTTATCTTGGTGCTTATTGCCTTGGAGGTTCTGGCTCTTATCAAGTTCGTATGGTGAGGGGTTGAGATGTCACTTGTAGACAGCACTTTTAAGTCAATCCCCAAAGATCTATTGGACGAATGGGGCCAAGACATCACGCTTGTCAAAACGACAACGCCACGCACTTACGACCCAGCGACTGGTGCTGTGACTGGTGCGGACACGTCTGTCGTGCTGAAAGGTTTGATTTCTAATGTCTCAGCGAGAGAAAACGACGGGCTTTATCAAACGACCGACATCAAGGTAATTATTGGTGGTGACGAGTTGGGTTCTTACTATCCAACTGAAGCCGACCGCATTCAGTATTCACAAGCTGGCGTGACAAGAGAAGCGAAGATTTTAAATGTATTGAGCTTGAGGGGTGAAGATCCTTTACTTCACACGATTATCGCGAGGCCGCAGTAATGGCATTTAAAAATAAATTCTGGGATGCCGCTAAACAGCTAGACATGGTTGTTGCTTCTACTGTCACAGCAGGCCCGTTGCGGGCTGCACATCGAGTCGTCACTGAGTTACAAGAAGAAGGGCCAAGCTGGACAGGCAGGTTCTCAAACTCTTGGAGTGTGAGCACTTTTGACGGGCGTTCCTACCAAGGGGATGGAGCCCCCGGAGAGCCTCGTCGTCTTAATATCCCTTTGCTTACCGGCAGGCAGGCAATTAAGGCTGGTTTTGCAAAAGATCGTGTTGTTTATACAGTTTTTAATTTCAGCCCTTGGGCTGGGCAAGCTGTTGACTTTGAACAAGATAGATTTTTTCGTCCAACTGAAACACCTCAGACTCAGCTAGGTCTGAGCAAATGGGAGGTTTCTAATAATGCCAGGCGTCCGCGAGGTCTACGTGGGGATATTTATTCAGGGCCTTCAGGAGGGCAAGCTTCCCGAACTGCGCCCTTGGATTGGTTCACTAAATACGTTACTGGCGGTAGGCTCGATAGATCTGTGACTATAGAGATGAATAACATGCTTGGGTCGTTATGAGGTATCAAGCTGTTCGAGCTGCAGTTGAGTCACCCATCCAGACAGCGTTTGGGGCATTAAGCCCTGCAGTGCCTGTTTTCTTCGACAACATTACCGCCGCTCCAGAAAATTCAACAACAGAATATATCAAAGTATCTTTAAGTTTTGGGTTAACTACAGAACAAGGATTAACTACTAATCTTGACCGAATTAGGGGCTCTATTGTCGTTCGTGTCTATACCGAAAAAGGTAAAGGCCCCGCAAGGAATCAAACGTTGGTAGACACAGCGGTCACAACGCTGCTCAGTTTAAGTGCGTCAACTAGGGCAGCTACAGGTATTTATCTTCGCCCTGGAGTAGTTAATGGGCCTACTTTTTCAACGACTGAACAATCTCCCCACATGATGGGACGTATTGACGCAGGGTTTATTGCTGAAGATCACGGTTAGTTGTTTTGCTGACAGCACGCTAAGCTGTATGAGTCCGGGTTTCGCCCGTAAGTCCACCATTCTCAGTACCACGAATGGCTACCGTCCTTTCGGGCACCTCTGGAGCCCTTTATTACAAGCCAGCTGGCACATCTGGAACCTTTAAGGCTGCAGATGTAACTAGCGGCAGCGACACGATCAACGTTGGAACGTTTCTGAACTTCAAAGCAAACGACAAAGTTTCGTTTACTACTGGCGGGGGTACGCTCCCCGGCGGTTTGGCGGCAGGAACTCCCGTTTTCATCAAAACCTACACGGCTTCCACTGGAGCAACAACGTTCTCTGCAACAGCAGGCGGCAGTCTCCTCAGCCTGTCAAACGACGGAACTGACGGCACCAGTGCTTTCACGATTAAGTTTTCTGAGTTCCAAGCGGTCGCAAACGTGCGCTCTTGGAACTTTGAAGTAACCCGTGAAGAAATCGATGTAACAACCATCGGTGGCACGCTGGGCCAAAACGCACCATTCCGAACCTTTATCTCTGGTTTTGCAGATGGTACAGGTTCAGCTGAGGTTTACTTCACTGATGACGACACCGGCATTTCGGCTCGTTTGATTGAAGACGTTACGCAGCGCAACCAAGCTGGTGCAACGTTCAAGCTGTATATGGATGCAATTGTTTCAGCTGGTACGCCAGATGATGCAGCCAGTCGTTCCATTTCAATGGAAGCGGTGCTGACTTCTGCAAGTTATTCAGTTACTCCTGACGACGCACAGGCGGTATCAATTAACTTCCGTCCAACTGCAGCTCCTACATTCGACTTCGCTAAGAGCTAATAGTCGATTGATGATAAAGAGGCTCCTGACATTGTTAGGGGCTTTTTTAGTGCTAGTGTAGTAAGACAATTAGTTGTAACTCATGGCATTACGCGCCATTGACCGTCTCAAAAAAGCCGCAAATTTAGAAGCAACAAAAAGAGTCGTTACTCTTTCAGACGACAGCAAGTTTGAGATGTGGGTTACGCCATTGACGATGGCAGAACGTGAGCGTGCTCAAAAACGTGCTGGATCGGATGACGCCAATGCATTTGCCCTACAGCTTTTAATTACGAAGGCTAAGGATGAGGTGGGAGAATCTTTGTTCTTGGCTGGTGAAGTTGATGTGCTTAAGAACGAGGTCAAGGACAAGGATTTGCAAGCTTTGATGCTGGCAATTTTGACTGACGACGAAGAAGAAGAGGCAATCGACCCAAAATCCTAGGAGCCGAGCTTCGGAAAGATAACTGGCTCATGCTGCAGTTTGGTATTGCCAAAGAACTTGGCATGAGCTTGTCGGAGCTACGGTCAACGATGACAGCAGAAGAGGTTTTGGGTTGGAGCGCGTATTTTAAAATTTTGAACGAAGAGCAGGAGAAGGAGTTAGCAAAGGCAAGGCGTCGAAGGTAGAGTGTTGTAACTAAGGCTTTGTTGTACCGCTGTGGCCTATAGAGCTGAGATTGAGATTGTTGCAAAGGGCGTAACGAAAGTTACGCAGTTGCAAAAAGGTCTCAATCAGCTTGCAAAGCAGATTGACCATTTAAACGGCCCAGGGTCTTTAAAAGACTTCAACAGTCAACTGGCACAAGCTAAAAAACTCTTAGACCGTGCTCAGCAGGGCACGGTTGAGGAGAAAAGAGCGGTTGATAAGTATGTAACTGCACTAAAAAATGCTAATACCGCACAGGTTCGTACCAACAAGCTTATTGCCGAAGAGATTAGGCAACGTGATGGTGCTACAGCTTCACTAAAACGTTATAACGCTGCTGCTGCATCAGCTCGCCAGCCTGGTGGCAGCATGGCTGGTCGTTACATGAGACCAGGCGCCGGAGTCTCTACCGCGCAAGCATATTCCAGCCCTATTGGTCCAGAACCTTCGTTTGTTTTTTCCGGGCAATCCACGGCAGTAGGCGGACGAATTAAAGCAATTAAGGCGGCCCAGGCCGCCATGGTCGCAGCAGAAACCGAGGTCAATCGTGTAACTCGTACGTTTGAGCAACAAGAAACGGCAAGAGAAAAGGCTAACGATAAGCTAATTTTTGACAGAAAGATGGCTCTGCTGGACGCAGAGCATCAGAAAACTTTAAAGCTAAATAAGAAGGAAAACGATGCTGCGCTGAAAAACTTTGATCAAAGGCTGAGCGCTCAGACTAAAAAAAGAGCAGCTCAAACAAAAGCGCAGGCAGGTAGGTCCAGAAAATTTACAGACATTGCAACAGGCGCTGGCTTCCCACTGTTATTTGGTGGCGGTCCAATCCAGGCATTGGCCGGGGGCCTTGGTGGAGCAGCAGGTGGACTAGGCGGGGCAATTGCTGCTAGCGCAATTACTGCACAGGTCGAAGCATTTGCGAAAGAAGCGGCAAAGGTTGGTCAAGCGTTGAACTCAACCAGTGGGGCTCTTGAGCTGGTACGTGAAAAGTCGTTATTTAGCCGTGAACAGATAAAAGAGAGAGCATTCCAGCTTGAAGAGCAAGGCAGGGTCGAAGAACTAGCGGCGTTGTTGACTGGTGAACTGACCCAATTGATTGGCAACGAAGGCGTTCGTTCTTTGCAGAAGTTGGGTGAAACTACAAGCGAAACAACAAAGCTTTGGAATCAGCTAACGACGCAATTATTTGCGTTGGTTTCAGGGCCTTTGGACATGTTCTTGAAGGCCGTAAATGATTTATTGGGGCGGTTAACGCAGGGCGGAAAATTCAGTGCATTCTTGGGGGACCTTGATCCTGAACAGCGTTCTGCCGCTGAGGCAAGGGTTAAGGAGCTGCAGGGCAGGGTTGGGACTGGGAGAAGTGCAGCGCAAGGCGAAAGAATGACACTTCAGGCGGCTCAAGCGCAAGTTTTAGAAGAGATGGGAGGCTTGCGGCCAGCAGGCCCTTCCATCCCTGTCACAAAACAAGACCAAAGAAATTTTTCGGTCAAGGGCGGGCGTACTGAAAAAGATCGTCTTCCAAGCTTGAACATTGAGCTTGGTCTAAAAGAAAAACTGCTCGTTCTTAATAAGCAAATTGCACAAGCAGTGCTTGATGAAGACAAGGTAACTCAGACTCTTCTTGAGAAAGACAAAGTTAGAGAAATTTCTGCTGCCAAGATAGACAAAATCAGGGCAAAAGGGCTCGCTTCGGAGGTGGAGGCCAAAGAAATTGCTATTGAAAGAGTTAACCAATCTCAACAAATTCAAGACATCGACAGCAAGGCAGCGCAAGTTAAAGCCCAAGAAGCGAAAAAAGTAGAAGAGCTTGTTGGAAACCTAGAGAGTGAAGGAGCTTTGATAAAGGCCAAGTTGAATGGCAGGGAAGATGAAGTTAAGTTGACGCAAGAGATTGCTGAAAAAACCGAAGGGTTGGGAGAAACAGACGCAAAAAGAGTTGCAGATTTAATTAGAGGCAATGCCGAGCTAGAGAAGCAAGCTGCTATTGCAGACAGGATGCAACAGATATACGACCAAATAGGCCAAAGCATTGCTAGCGGTGTTGTTGATACCCTCAGTGCTGCAGTAGACCAAACTAAATCTCTTGCAGACGCTGCTGCAAACACGCTTCGTAACGTTGCAAGCATCCTTTTGCAACTTGGTGTCAATACTGCTCTCAAGAGTACCGGGTCTAGCCTGTTTAGCGGTCTTACAGGATTTGCAGATGGAGGCCGCCCGCCAGTTGGCAAGCCTTCAATCGTGGGAGAACGTGGCCCTGAGCTATTCGTTCCAAACACTTCCGGCACAATCGTTCCAAACAACAAGCTTGGGGGCGGTGGCGCGACAAACGTTGTCGTTAACGTTGATGCCAAAGGCAGTTCTGCCTCAGGTGACAGTGGTGCCGGTAAACAGCTCGGAGGGTTGATTGGAGCGGCTGTGCAGGCAGAATTGATCAAGCAACAACGGCCTGGAGGCTTATTGTCTAGCTAATGAGTACCTTTCCCGATTTTGATCCCGCACCAGGGATGACAAAGCAGAGCGCACCAAATGTGCGTTCAATTCAGTTTGGGAGTGGTTATAGCCAGCGAGCAACGTTTGGCATTAACCAAAATCCCAAGATTTATAACCTGACGTTTCGCATATCTGAGACGGAAGCCGACATCATCGAAGCATTTTTAGATGCGCGTGGTGGTGTCGAAAGTTTTAGCTACACACCACCAGGCGAGGCAGCCAGCAGTAAATTTGTCTGCCAGCAATGGACAAAGACAATTTCCTTCGTTGATCGAGCTGAAGTTATCGCTACCTTTGTCCAGGTATTTGAAACCTAATGGCTTATCGGTACGACCTGCATAAATGGGAAGCTGCAAAGGCTTACGCGTTTGGCGACGTTGTCCGTGCCAATCCCAACAGAGGTAACACGCTTGCGTTTAAGTGCATTGTTGCTGGGACGACAGACACCCTTGATACTTACTCGGAGTTTGAGTACGACGAGCCTGCTTTTCCGTTCAAAATTACGCAGACGTTAGTTGATGGAACGTGTACTTGGGAAGCGTTTGAGCCATTAGCCGAAGAGCTACTTCGCCTTGCCCCAACAGCAGTTATTGATCTTTATGAGATTGTTTTAACGACAGCAGTAAACGGTACTGACGCCATAATAAGGTATCACCCCGGAAAGAATGGATTAACTGAAGAGATTAAATTTGACGGCAACTCTTATCCCGCAGTGCCTGTCGAAGTTGATGGGTTTGAGTTTGCTTCAAACGGAACATTACCTCGCCCTAGGTTAAAAGTAGCCAACGTCAACAATGCTATTACGGCGTTAATACTTTTGTATAATCCTTTAGCGGCTAAGGTCCAAAGGATTCGCACATTTGCCAAATTTATTGATACAGTAAATTATAATCAGCAAGTTCCGTTTGCTCCAGAAGAAGATATTGAAGATTTTTTGGTGACAGAAAACAATGATCCTTTGATCGCGCAAACTTTTAACGATACTTCCGACCCTAATGCAAAGATGGTCGAAACTTGGTACATCGATCGTGTGTCAGCTGAAAGCCCGCAATTTGTTGAGTTTGAGCTAGCACCAAAGATTGACCTTGTTAATGTTGGGCTACCCCGGCGAACAATCGAAGAATTTTGCCCGTGGAAGTACCGAGGCGCTGAATGTGGGTACAAAGGAAGATCTTGCTTCACTGTTAACGATTCGGTTCTTCCAGATTCAGAAAAGGTGATAGTAAACGGTGTTGTTACTAACGATATTTGTGGCAAACGCGTGTCTAGTTGTCAGGCAAGATTTGGCAGGGCAGACACTCTTCCTTTCGGTGGGTTCTATGGGGCAAGACTTCAGGCTTAACGCGGTGAAGCACGCTAAGACTGCTTACCCAAACGAAGCTTGTGGTTTAGTTGTCAATGGACGTTATTTCCCTTGTCGAAACATTGCGCTAGACCCCAGTACAGATTTTGCAATCAATCCTGCTGACTATGCCCGTGCAATGTTTGCTGGAACGATTGAAGCCGTAGTGCATTCACATCCAGCAGGCACACCTGTAAGCGAGCAAGATCGAAAAGCCTGCACCCAAACCAAGATTCCTTGGTACGTTTACTCTGTGCCAGATGATCAATGGTTAACTATCGAGCCTTGCTAGGCCGTCAATGGGATTACGGCAAGACTGATTGCTACTCGTTGCTTCGCGAATATTACGGGCTGCTTGGAATTGATCTACCAGATTTCCCGCGCCCTGAATCGCTGGAGCGTACCCACAGCATTTTTTTAAAGTATGCACGGGCCATTGGTTTTGAGCCGGTGCCTTTTGATGAGCGGCGTGAGCATGATGTTTTGATCATGCGACTTGGCACTAGAAATCCAATGCACGCAGCGATTTATGTGGGAGACGATAAAATTTTGCACCAGCGAATGAATAGCATCAGTGCTTTAGAGCCTTTAGGGCGTTACTATAGGCAAAGCGTTGCGGCAGTTTTTCGCCATGCAGCTAGTTCTGTTGGCGGGTGAGCTAGGCGAGAAGTATGGCCAGCAGCACGAGTATTACAACCTTCAAACGCCTGCTGATGCAATCAAGCTTCTCTGCATCAACTATCCAACGTTAAAGAATGAATTAGTTCAAGCGCACCAAAACGGCGTTGGATACAAGGTGATTCAGGGTGGTGCGGCAATGGGGTATGACGAGTTGCAATTACCGTTTGGCAGCAAGCCATTGCTGGTAGTGCCTGTCATTTCAGGTTCTGGTGGCCAAGGTACAGGACAAATTTTGCTTGGCGTTGGCTTGGTTGCGGCTTCGTTCTTGCTGCCGGGTGCTGGAATATTTGGAACATCTGCACTTGGTAGCGGTCTTTTAGCAGCGGGTTCTACTGCTGCAGTTCCGTTTGTTGGTGCTGTTGGTGTTGCTGGTGGGGTCTTTGGCACGGCACTTGGTACGGCATTAAGTGCAGTCGGCGCAAGTATGATTCTTTCTGGGACGGCAAATCTTATTTCGCCACAACCGCAGCTTCCCAATTCTGGCAGGGGAAGAATTAAAGGTGAGGGCACTCGCGTAAGAGGCGAAGGGCCAAGTGGGATTACCAGAGGTGCTTCAGGTATTCAGTCTTATGCGTTTACCGGGCCCGCAAACACAACCGGAACAGGTGCAACATTGCCTGTCGTCTATGGCCGAGTAATCACTGGGAGTCATTTATTGGCAGCTAATTTAGAAGTTTCTGATACGTCTGACCCGTTGTTAATGGCCACGCAAACACCAGGGTTGCACACTGTAACGATCAACGGAGAAAGACTTACAAGAAGGTTTGAGTCATTGGGCGGCTTAGATAGCAAACTAGGTGTAAGGGACGTACAGAGTAGTAATGAAAATAAAAGAATAAGAGTTGAAGAAACTTTTGGCGATTTTAGTAGTGATGAATTATTGCAACCTGGAGAAATCATCTCAGCAAACGGTCTTGACTACAAAAAAAGTAGAAGTAAAAGAAAAAAGGTTGATGTACTTTTTGAAGTTATCCGAGGCTTGTACGATAATGCTGGAGCGCCAGGCACAACAAAAATTGATGGTTTCATTACTTACGAAATGACATTGACTGTCTCTGTAAGTGGGGAGGATATTCAAGTGGCGGTTGCTCGCAGCACATTACAAGGATTGGTCAACGAAACACAAGAATTTAGCTTTGGCCACAGGCTTGAAATTCCTAAAATTAAGGATGGGAGACGAGTTAAACTTGACGTTGAAATTATTGACGTTGGGGCCAGTGATAGAACAAAGCTCAAAGTTCAAGGCTACGGCTACAACCTGATTTAAAAAACTATGGCTCTCAATTCAAAGACCAACCTTAAAATAATTGACGCAATTTGTGAGGGTCCAATTGAAGGGCTTGCTGAGCACAAGAAAAGCGTTTTGTTGAATGAAACTTTGATTACGGGAAGACAATTTGTAGACCAAACGGTTGTATTTACAGAAAGAAGAGGAACTCAGAATCAAAAACGTTTTGACGAAAGCTCTATGTTGAGCGATGTTCAGACAACAATTATTGATGTTAACGAGCAGCTTGGCAGTAATTATTCTGAAGAGCTTAACGCCGAGAATCAGGTCGTAAAACGCGATTATGGTACGGGGCAAATAACCCGTGCAATAAACGACAGCGAGGCTGATTTTGTTGTGCTTGTGTTTACAATTCCAAAGCTGTACTGCACTGCTATGGAGGGGTTGGCGCGGGGTCAATTGTTCTTTGCTCAGATTCATCTAGATATTGCGCTCAGTGAAGACGGCGGTGCCTTTGAAGACAAATGGTTCAGGGTTGAAGGGCAAGAGCAGAGAAATATTATCAAAGGTGTTTCTACGTCCCAGTATCAATTTAAAACTAAACCATTTAATCTTTCACGGAACAAAGCTCCATACAAGATTCGCGTTAGAAAAGTAGAATTTGACAATGCAGAAGACGCTTTTGAGATCAAGTACACCGATTTTCAGGATTTACCTGGAACGACATCGCTAGCTAACAACAGAGCAGATACTATTATTTGGAACAGTATTATTGTCGGCAAAAGAGTAAAAGTCAGTTATCCTCATACTGCTCTTGTTCATTTAAGTATTGATTCGGAAGAGTACAACACCTTGCCTGCGAGGGCGTATGACATCAAAGGCTTAAAAGTACAAATTCCATCAAATGCAACTGTCAGGAGAGACGGCAGCCTTAGATTTAATAATAGTATTCCTTTTGATGGTAGTCTTACCACCAACTTACATTGGACTACCTGCCCAATTTGTTGTTTCTATGACTTGCTTACAAATAATCGCTATGGGGCAGGCGATTTTGTAGACAAGGCCAAAATTAACTGGGTTGATTTAATTGACCTTGCAAAATATTGCAACGAAGAAATTGATACGCCTGAAGGAAGACAGCCAAGATTTGCGATTAACACAGTGCTTGGTTCGCAGGCTGAGGCGTATAACGTTTTGCAAGACATGGCAAGCGTTTTCCGTGGAATGATTTTTTGGAAGGCGGACAATGTTCAAATTGCTGCTGACCACGGAAATCTTGGCGAAGAAAATGCAGAGCCATTAGCGGCTATCCATGTTTTTAGTAATTCTAATGTTGTCAACGGAAGTTTCTCCTACAGCGGCTCTTCGTTAAAAACCAGAAGCACTAGAGTACGCGTAAGATATAACGATCCTGACAACTTCTATAAACCCAATTTTCTAATTATTGAAGATCAGGCTGCGATTGAAAAGTATGGGGTACAAGAAAAAAGTGTTGTGGCTTTTGGTTGCACTTCAAAGTATCAAGCGCAACGCATGGCGCGTTGGGTTTTGTATTCAGAAACAGTGCATGACGACACAGTTAACTTTTCAGTTGGGCTTGAAGGATTAAACGTATTGCCAGGCCAGATATTTGAAGTGTCTGATGAAATGCGCCTATCAACTCGGTTGGCTGGCCGCATTGTTGGTGCGCGAAGAGAGTTTGTGGACTTAGACCAACCTCCAGTAATGCCATCTGGAGCAAATGACAAGATAAGCGTTGTCATGAAGGATGGGACGATTGAAACTCGTTCAATTTTTAGCGATCAAATCAGCGGCAATAGGGTCACGCTTGTCTCTCCTTTTACTCAAGTGCCGCCTGATGATGCTCTGTATTCGATTACAAATGATTCAGCAGTCATCAGAAAGTATCGGTGTCTATCAGTAGCGGAAGGAGAAGGTGGTGTCTATTCCGTTATTGGCGTTCGTCACGTTGACGGCATTTACAAATTCGTTGAAGGCGATAGCGCAACTTTAGACCTGCCCAAGCCATTTATTTACGGTCGGCAACCCGATCCAGCAAGCAATGTAAGCATTACATTTCAGCAAATTGACACTGGCAGTAGTACAACAAACCGTGCCACTATTTCATGGACCAGGGGTCTTACCGGACCAGTCGCAGATTTTGAAGTTAGATGGAGAGTGGGGGACGCAGGTAACTGGAATAGTATATTTACCGCCAACACCTCTGTAAATATAGATTCAAACATACTTCCTGGCGAAATATTATATGCAGAAGTTACAGCAAGAGGCCCTCAGCCAGACAGAAAAAGATCTGATATTGGCAGACAGCAGCGAGAAATTGCTGTTGGTGGAACGAGTGACGGGTCTGATGGCATCTCAAGAATTGTTCTTCCGCCTGACCCAGAAGACGTAACCATTGAAGCTTTTGGCGTTGATCAAGTTATCTTGCGATGGTCGCCAACGGCTAGCGGCCAAAATGTTGAAAACTTTGTTGCTGTAATTAGGCATACAGGATTGCTTACAGGGCAGGGCTCATGGCCCAACAGCACTCTGCTGAGAAAAGTTGAGGCAAGAACAACTTCGTGTGTATTGCCATTGTTGAATGGAGAATATCTAATTAAATTTGAAAACGCAGAGAAGCAGCGCAGTTTTAGTGCAGCTAGCGCGTTAATTAACATCCCTGACGGGATTCCGAGATTTAACTATGAGGTGGTGCGGGAAGACGCATCCCCTGCACCATTCTCAGGAGAAAAATTCAACGTTAACTACAGCGAACAATATGACGGCTTAGTCCTAGGGGGAGATGCTTCTTTTGACAGCATTGTGGACCTAGATGCGTTTACAGCAAATATTGACACACATTTTGGTACTCAATTCACTAAAGGTACTTATTTCTTTCACGAAATTATTGATCTTGGCGCAAAGTTCAGTGTGCGGATGCAACGTATCCTGACAGCCCGTGGCCTTTACACAAGTGACCTTATTGATGATCGTTCTGCTTTAATTGACACATGGTCTGACTTTGATGGTGAAATCCCTGACGATACAAACGTTGAGGTTTATTTTAGAAAGTCAGACAATACCGCTACGGATTCAGACATTGTTTTTGAAGATGGATCGAAGATTCAGTTTGAGGGCGATACTGTTACTTTGGCAGTAACAGTTGTCAGCTCTGGTGGGAGCAACAAGTATCGAATTAATGGCTCTAGTACCGACAATGAAACGTTAATTTTGACAGAGGGTAATACCTACATCTTTGATCAATCAGACGCAAGCAACTCTGGCCATCCCGTAAGAATTAGCGCGACAAGCGATGGAACGCATGGCGGTGGCTCTGCATACACAGTAGGAGTGACAACGGTTGGAACGCCAGGAACTGCAGGCGCTTACACGCAGATTGCTCTGGCAGCTGGCGCTCCAATCCTTTACTACTACTGCTCAGACCATTCCGGGATGGGAGGTCAGTTGACTACAAATCCTGGCAGCTACTCAGACTTGCAGCAAAATTCAGATCTTGTGTTTGAGGATTGGATCCCTCTTGAAAACAACGTGTATGTTGGCCGTTCATTCCAGTTCAAGGCTGAGCTAACAGCAGATCACGTTGACCAGACACCGCTTGTAGACGAGCTTGGGGTAAGGCTGCAGATGGAACGGCGTACTGAAAACAGCGGGACAATTACGTCTGGCTCGCAGCCATCTGGCGCAACTGTTGTCTTCGACAATGCGTTTTACTCCGACAACGATACGAAGGTAACTGTCGGAATTACAGCGTTTGACTTTGATGCTGGTGACTACTACGTGATGTCAGAGCCAGCCTCAACAGGATTTACGATTCTGTTTAAAAATGGCGGCTCTGTGATTAGTAGGAGATTTCAGTACACTGCAATAGGATACGGAACGCAACAGGTCTAAACCGCTGCTATGGCTACGCACGATTACAACATTGCAAACGCCAGCGGCCAAGCCGTGCGGCAAGACCTGAACAATGTTTTGGCGGCTATTCAAAGCACCAACAGCAACGCGACTGCTCCAGCCACTACCGTTGCTCATCAACTTTGGTATGACACCTCAGAGAACAAGTTAAAAATCCGCAACGCAGCTAATGATGGCTGGGTAGATGTTGTGGCTTCTGCAAGCGGCGCTTTAGTTGGGTCAAGCTCTACAAGAGTTCAAGTTACGCCTGGCACGCAAGCTTTACCTAGCGTTTATTTCGGCACCAATACAACTTCTGGATTTTATGCACCTACAAATCTCAGCGACAATGAAATTGCATTATCGCTCGAAGACCATACTTACTTAAAGATTGGCTACGACGTTGCTACAGGCAGTACCCCAAACAGAAGTTTATTTCTTGGGAATGCTGCATCAGAGCAAAGCCCTTTAAAGCCAAAAGATGTTACAGACAATAATGCCACTGCAAACCAAGGGTTAATGGTTAGTGAGCTTGGCAGGTTGCAAGTATGTGCGAAAGAAGGGCCTCCAGTAGAGCTTAACCGTACTAACAACGATGGAAACCTTATTACGTTTTATGGTAGTGGGACAACTGAAGGCGCGATAGTCATTAGTGGAACCACTGTTTCTTTAGTTGGTTCTCACTTATCACGTTGGTCACAATTGCCAGGCAATGCTGCCCGCGCTGAAATTTTGCGTGGCACGGTATTGAGCAACATCGACGAAATGTGCGAATGGGGTACGGAAGGCAACCCTCAGCTAAACCGTTGCAAAGTCAGCGAAGTTGAAGGAGACCCTAATGCAGCTGGTGTGTTTCAGTCTTGGGATGACGACGACGAAACATACACAAAAGATTTGTATATTGCGATGACGGGTGACTTTGTTATTCGCATTGCACAAGGGACGACAGTCGCCCGTGGTGATCTATTGATGTCAGCAAGTGATGGAACGGCCAAGCCACAAGGCGATGATATTGTTCGCAGTAAAACGGTTGCCAAAGTGACGAGCACCTACGTGTCAGAAACTTATAGCGATGGCAGCTATTGTGTTCCTTGTGTCCTTATGGCTTGCTGATTATGGCTGACAGAAAGATTTCTCAACTGGCGTCACTGATTACACCAGCGGCGCTTGACGATTTTGTTGTTGTTGACGCAAGTGAAGCGAGTAGTGCTGATAAGAATAAAAGATTATCTTTTAGTGTTTTGCACAAAGCGGTGCCAGATGGCACTGTTACTGACCCTTCAATCAGTTTTTTAACAGATAGTAGTGCCTCAGGTTTTTACCGCTCAGCAGCCAATGAAGTTGCAATTACTGCAAACAGAAGTTTTATTGGCAAATTTACTACTACTGGGTTCCAATTAGGCACTGGAACGGCAGCTGCCCCGCTGCATCTTTTTAGTACAGACACGACTGATCAAGTCATTATTGAGAATACTGATGATGGGTTGGATACCGCACCAGACCTTGTGCTGTACCGCAATTCAGCAACGCCTGCAGCAGGCGACAACTTAGGCAACCTTGAGTTTCGCGGCCAGAATGCTGAAAATGAATATATTGCCTACGCGCAAATCACAGCGCAAATTTCAGACACAACTGACGCCAGCGAAGACGGCATTCTGCAGTTGATGTCGATGTCAGCTGGTGCGTCTGCTGCACGCCTTACGTTAAAAAGCAACAAGGTTGGTGTAAACGAGGCTAACCCTGAGCACCCGCTCCACATCACTGAGTCTGTTACCAACACTGGTCTTTTTATTGAATCAGCGGAAGCCGTTCCAGTTAGCGCAGCTGACATCACTTTGTATCACCATCGTGGTGATGCTGTTGCCGGTCAAGACGCTGACGTTTTAAGCAGCATCAATTTCCAGGGCAATAACGACGCAACGACACCAGAGCTTGTGTTGTTTGGAACGATTGAATCGTCAATTGTTGACGCAACTGATACGTCAGAAGACGGCAAGCTTGATTTCAAGGTTCAGGCAGCTGGAACGTTGACGAGCATGGCTGCGATTACAGCAGCAAACGTGACGCTTGGAAGTCGCCCAATTTTGCCGACTTTGACGCCTGCTTCTGCAACTGCTACCGGTATTGCTGGTGAGGTGGCATGGGACGAAAACTACATTTACGTTTGCACTGCGGCTAACACCTGGAAACGGGTTGCTATTTCAACTTGGTCGTGATGCCAGTAATATCAGGGAAAGTCTGAGGCGCTATGGCAAATACCAAGATTTCAGAACTAACCGAACTGGTGTCTGTTCAGGGCTCAGACGTTGTGCCAATTGTTGACACGCTCAACAACCAAACGAAAAAAGCTACTGTTGTCAATCTCGTCACGACCGGCTTATCAGACACTGCTGTTACTGCCGGGAGCTACACGCTAAGCAGTATTACTGTTGATGCCAAAGGTCGAATTACAGCAGCATCAAACGGAACTGCTGCAGACACCGACAAGATTGTTGAAGGCGATACGGAAGCTGAGGTTGTTGACACTGGTTCGGATGGCCATTTTAAAGTTACGACCGAAAACGCTGAAAGGTTCCGTGTTGGACCTGCTGGCCAAATTGGTGTTGGTGGAGCGAATTACGGCACAAGTGGCCAGGTTTTAACAAGTGGTGGTCCATCAGGTGCAATTACTTGGTCTGCTGCTGCAGCTGGAGCGACTGGCGGGGGATCAGATGCTTGGGCCTTAGAGCATGACAACACGATTACGACGACTTATACGATTGGCACTGGTAAGAATGTGATTTCTGCTGGTCCGCTTAGTATTAATGCAGCGGCAACCATTACAGTGCCTGCAACGTCTAACTGGGTGATTGTCTGATGGCACTACGACTTGTTGGTCAGACTTCTGGCTATGTAGAGATCCAAGCTCATAGCACTGCATCAGACAATGCTTTGACTCTGCCTGTTGATAATGGGACTAATGGCCAAGTCTTGACAACTGACGGGTCAGGCGGTTTATCGTTTACGACGATATCGGTTCCACCTGCTGGTGTGAGCCTTGGGCTTGCCATTGCGTTAGGTTGATCTCATGGCTGAAACTTTTAACAACGCATCCGTCAAGCTAACGACGACAAATGCGACAGATTTATATCAAGCGCCAACTGGTGCGGCAACAGATCGAGCGATTGTGCTGAGTTGCTTGGTTGCCAACGTTGATGGTAATTCTGCTGTTGAAATTACAATTGCGTTGACAGATGGCAGTGACGCTGTTTTAAGCACTCTGGCTAGCACAATTGCTGTTCCTGCGGATGCGTCTATTGAGATTATTCCGAACAAAGTAGTAATGAAGCAATCGCAAAAGCTGAGAGCAACTGCTGGTGCCGCAAACGATATTGAAGTAACAGTTAGTGCATTGGAGATTACATGATGGGGGAAGGTGGACTTATTGGGAAACAAAACCCTACAACGGTTGATTCTGCTTCAGGAGTGTGGCCACTAAATCAAGTTTTTCTGCGAAATACTGTTGGAGCTGAATGGCCTAGTTTTAATGCGCCTGATACTGTCAGTTATAACCTTATAGGTGGTGGTGGTGCTGCTGCTGGGGGTTCTGGAACCTACACAGGAGGCGGTGCTGGAGCTGCTTTGTTTCAGGGCACTTTTGTCCCAACAGGTGGAACGACTTATACCGTGACAGTAGGTGCGGGGGCAAGTAGTTCTGCTGACGGAGCAACAAGCTCAATTGTGGGTATTGTGAATGCAGCCGGAGGCGGTTCAGGCTACAGCTCTAGCAGCGGAGGCGTTGGTGGAAGCAATACTAGCTTTAGTGGCGGTGTTAGCAATTACAGTCTTGCTGCAGGTGGAGGCGCAGGTGCTAGTGAGAATGGCGGGCCAAATGTAAACACTTACTACGGTGGTGCAGGTGGTGATGGTGTGGCGGTGCCTTTGCATCCAACGGGCTTAACTGCTGGCGGTGGCGGTGGGGGCGCTGGACTCTTTGATTCTGGCAGTCCAGGAACTGGTGGCGGTGGAGCGTATGGCGGCGGTAATGGCACTGCTGGTGCAGGTGGTGGCGGCGGAGCTAACCTTTCCAATAACACTCCAAATTCCGGTGGCAACGGAGGATCTGGCCGCGTTATTTTGCGTTATGCAGACGGATTCCCTGCAGCAACAACAGTAGTTGGAAACCCTACAATTACAGTTTCAGGTGGGTATAGGTACTACGATTTTACTAGCTCAGGGAGCATCATGTTCTAATGGCACATTTTGCACTAATTAAAAACAATATAGTTGAACAGGTTGTTATCATTGACAATGCCAGTTTGATAAACACCGAAGGCAACGAACAAGAGGCTTTAGGGGTTGCGTTCTGTCACTCACTGTTTGGTGCGGGTGACACATGGATGCAAACTTCTTACAATGGCAAAATACGCAAAAATTTTGCAGGAATTGGATACACATACGATTTAGCACGTGATGCGTTTATCGCGCCACAGCCTTATACGAGCTGGTTGTTGAACGAAACGACTTGCCAATGGGAGGCACCTACGCCATGCCCAGATGATGGCAATGTATATCGCTGGGACGAGTCAACGACTTCATGGGTTCAGGTTGAAGTGCCCGAATAGAGCCATTAAGGATCAACTTTCAGAAGATGAACGTGCTCAGATGGGGCTGGTCAGTTAAAGTTGGCGTAATTGCCCTACGGCTGGCCTAGCAATGGCGTTTGGAACGGTAAAGGTCGATTCGATTACGACCAGCACCAAGACAGTCACAGTTGACAATGTCTTGGATTCAACTGCTATTGGCAGCACTGTTCAGGGGTTTGACGCTGACACTGCAAAAACTGATGTCGCGCAGACCTTTACCGCTAGCCAGCGCGGTGAGATTACAACGCTGGCAAGTGGCTCGACGGTAACGCCCGATTTTGCGGCAAGCAATAATTTCACGTTGACGTTGGGCGAAAACTTGACGTTTGCTAATCCAACAAACCTTGTAGTTGGTCAGTCTGGATCAATCTTTTTGGTGCAAGACGGCACTGGGTCACGCTCCATCTCATGGGGAAGCTTCTTTGATTGGGCTGGAGGCAACCCGCCATCTTTAAGCACTGCTGCGGGGTCGGTGGATCGTTTGGATTACATAGTTCGCACCACAGGTTCAATCCATTCTGTTGTAACTCTGGCTTACTCATGAGCGTTATTGGCAGCAACATTCTTGCTGGGGCGTCTGGCGCAGCAGGCGGAGACAAGGTTTACGTTGATGATGTTTTTAGTACTTATGTATATGAGGGCAAAACCACGGCTCAAGCAATTCCTAATGGAATTGATTTAGATGGTGAAGGCGGACTGATTTGGATTAAGAAAAGAAGTTCTGGATCTCATAGCCTGACAGATACAGTAACTGGTATTGATAAAAATTTAATTACCAACAGCACTAATCCACAAGCTACTGATGCCAATAGAATTACTGCCGTTAGTGCGAATGGGTTTACTTTATATGGTGACGGTACAAATGTAAACACTAATGGTGATAATTTTGTCTCCTGGACATTCCGCAAAGCGCCTGGTTGTTTCGATATAGTTACTTACAGCGGTAGCTCATCTAATCAAACTATTCCTCATTCGCTCGGCTGCGTGCCAGGAATGATTATTGTTAAAAACCTTACTAAAAATCCTGGTGAGTCATGGGCCGTTTACCATAAAGACGTTGGACGATTAAATTCGCTATATTTAAACGAAACTTCAAGCCAATCAGGCACAGTAACTGACTGGGCTTATACTACCCCTACTGCTGACAACTTTTATGTTGGGTCTAGCTCTGACAAAACAGGTAGGGATGGCCACAATTATGTCGCTTACCTTTTTGCTAGCGACGAACCAGTGTTTGGCACGGATGGTGATGAAAGCATTATTAAATGTGGGACTTATACGGGTACAAATGCAGAAAATATCATTAATGTTGGATTTGAACCCCAATACTTTTTTATAAAAAAGACCAACGGTAGTGGTCTTTGGATGTGTTGGGACTTTATGCGTGGTGCCGCTAATAACAGTACAAATCAACCATCTCTTTACTTTACCTCAGCTGATGCTGAATCCCCGTTTGGGCATGCATACGTTCATCAGAATGGATTTGCCTTTTCTAACTCTGATACAGATTTCAACGTATCTGGTGGTACCTTCATCTACATGGCAATCCGCCGTCCGAATAAGCCACCTGAAACTGGAGCGGATGTGTTTGCTATTGATACCAGAGGTGGTACAAGTCCTACTCCACCAACATTTTATTCAGGGTTTCCAGTTGACTTTTCCATTCGAAGAGATACTACTGCAGACGACTGGCACTTTAGGACAAGAATGACCGGCGAAGCTGGACTGCTTTTTCCAAATCAAACTCTTGGTGAGACCAGTAATTCATCATCAACAGTTACGTTTGACCGGATGGATGGCACCGGATTCAATACTGGCGCGGATTCAGCTAATTACTCTTGGATGTTCAAACGTGCTCCAGGTTTCTTTGATGTAGTTGCATATAATTCTGTATCAGGTGGCGGCGTTTCCAACAGCCAAAATCACAACTTAGGTGTAGCGCCTGAGATGATTATAGTTAAAAAGAGAGATGCTCTTAGCGGCTGGCCTGTTTATCATACTGCTACTGGATTAACTACTTCTACAAAACTTCACAGCCCTTATATAGACACAGGTGCTGGTTCTTACTGGGAATCTGCACCAACATCTACACAATTTTTCCCTTACGGTAGCGACACGAATAACACTGGTTCATGGATTGCCTACCTTTTTGCAAGCCTGGACGGTATCAGTAGTGTAGGTACTTACAACGGAACTACTGGCGACCAAGAAATTGACTGTGGGTTTATTGCAGGTGCAAGGTTTGTATTGATCAAACGCACCAATAGTACTTCTGACTGGTTTCTTTGGGATACAACAAGAGGCATTAATGATGGCGCTAATCCAAATGATCCATACATTAAGCTAAATCATGATGAAGCCCAAGTAACAAACACTAATCTCATTGATCCACTTCCCGAAGGTTTTATCGCTAAAAATACTGATGCCGACATCAATGCTGTTGGCGGCACCTACCTCTACCTTGCAATCGCTTAATTAATCATGGAAATCCGCAACCGTTCCACAGGCGCTGTCACCACTGTCAGCCAGTTCAAAGCTGAGCACCCCAACACCAGCTTCCCGAAACAGATCAGCACAGAGGTTTTAAATAGCTTTGGCTATGACGCTGTTTTGAATGGAGCGGCGGCAACTGTTACTGCTCCTTATGGCGTCAGCACCCGTAGTGGTGTTGAAGAGATCAGTGGGCAATGGTTCACCAAGTTCATTGCTGGTCCAGTTTTTACTGACACAACTGATGACGATGGCAACGTAACGACAGCAGCCGACAATGAAATTGCATACAAAGCACGTATTGACAGCGAAGTTGCTGCATCTGTTCGTGCTGAGCGTGACAGGTTGATTGCTGAAACCGACTGGGTTGTTGTTATGGCAAAAGAGACTGGAACAAACATCCCAGCCGCGATGAAAACTTACAGGCAAGCGTTACGCGATTTGCCGTCAGCAGAGGGCTTCCCGCATACGATGACTTGGCCAACTAAGCCTTCATGATGCAAAGACCTGACCCAATGATCCCCTGCAAGCCAGGGGCAGAGGATTTAGTTGCGATGAATAATCGTATTGTCTGGCTCGACATGCTTTACAAGCTTGAAGGCCGCGACAGAACAGATCATCCAAAGCGTGGTCTTTACACCGGACTGCATAAGCGTCATTTCTCAACGTTCCCTGGAACGGATGACAACTGAAGAACACATTCAAAACCGTCCATTGACTAGGCCAGTTAATCTGGTTCAAGGAAACCTATCCTCTTCTCAAAATGATCAAGTCTTTTGTGATTTCTGCAGCCGCTACGGCAGTTGCATTGGCACCAGCGTCTGCCCTCGCTGGCCCTTACCTAAACCCAGAATTTAACGGTGCAACTGTTGGCGACGACTACTTAGGTGGTGCGCTGAATCTTGACGTTGGCTACGAAGGCGGCCAAGGCGCTTATTCCTGGTTTGTGCAAGGTGGTCCTGCCATCCTGATGCCAAACGGTTCAGAGAACGAAGTTGAGTTTGCCGGTAAATTCGGTGGTGCAGTTCAGGTTGCTGAAAGCGTTTCCGTTTACGGAGAACTCAGCGGCGTAACTGGCGACGAATTTAGCTGGGGTTCCAAGCTTGGCCTCAAGTATTCGTTCTGAGCTAGCATTTAGCCGGAAGAGCAACTGCACCTCCCTTGGTCTCACACAGCAAGGGAGGTTTTTCTTTGGAGCCTGATCATGCAAAAGGTTTTTAACCTGCTTGGCGTTCTGGGTTTTGTAATGTCTGGAACGATGGTTGTTGGGTCGTTAGTTCTCTACACGCGCATCCCATCGCTGACGAAGTATTACATGAGTGAGCTAAAGCTTGAGCTAACGAAAGTGATAACTCAGATGGTGCCAGCCAAGCTCGATGACGTGATGCCTGAGTTGCCATCAGCAACAGGGCCAGCAATCGAAACGCCTAAATTACCGTTCTGATTCGGTGCCTGAAATACCTGAGATTGGTGTGGGGCGTGTTTACGTTCCAGAAATACCAACTTGGAGAGGCATTCCACCGCAAAGCATTCCACAAGAGCCACCAATTACGTTAATGCTGGGTTTTCCGGTTGCAGATATACCGGGTTGCGTTGAGACCAGGAGTACACAGCCCGGCAACGCAGACGCTTACACCAATGATCCAAAGGGGAACTTTGTTGTTTGTGATGGAACGATGCCCAGTTATGACGCGCTGGATTTTACGCCTGGCACGTTGACTTATGGGCCAGCTAAGCCACCAGCTGTTGAAGCACCAAAAGAAAAACCGGTTGAGTCGAAGCAACCGGCCAAGTCCCCTTCACCAGCAGCCTCCCAACTTGCTGGCGTTCCAAATGTAGACACGGAGTTGCCATGTCCGCCACCGGACGCAATACCTATTGGCGCTAAAAATAAGCTTCAGACTGCTGTGATCACCGGCTATGAGCGGATTGATGGAGAATGCAAAGCACAGCTCGACCCGTTGGACATACCAGCGATTCTCGGCAACCACTTACCTGGCACACCTGTTGTGGTCACAACTGCAACGATTGCGGCAGTGGCAACAACAGCAGCTATCTTCGCAAAACCGTTAGGCGATATTTTGCTGAAGGTGATCAAGCCTCTTGTCAAAAAGACGATCAAGAAAATTAAGGAGAAGCTGGGGAAGAAAGTTGTTGTTGAGTCGGCTTGGCAACGCCGGAAGTTTCAGAGGTCTTTAAAGAAGTAGGGATTGAATGTATGTGGGGCGGCAGAACACCTGGCGGATTGGTCAGGACAACATCAGCGCAGATTGACGCATAGGGGCTCTTGGGATGAAACATGATTCCTTCCTTCATCAAGCCAGCGCAATTTTTAAGCCTTGCGATTTCGTAGTTCAACCTTTTGTCTGCAAGTGTTGCGTCTAGAAGTGCCACCTGTTTTTCGGCGGCTTTTCGACAAGTTCGTACGTGATGACGATCCAGCGGTATCGAAATTGTGGCAGTGATGCCGCCGTTAATCGATAAGTTGGTTTTTTGCCCTGTTCTAATTGGCTTGTAAAAGAGGATATCGCCCGGATTATCTGGTCTGCCATCTGGGACAGGATTGCCTTCAGGGTCAAACGCGCCAACAACATCGATCGTGTCATATACAGGTTCGTTGTAGTGGCTTTCGTACGGTTGTGCCCAGCCTGTTGTTGTACTGATGAAAGGGTTAATGCTTAGCGTTGCACCTTGGCAGCTAATCCCACCGCCGTAAGTATTAGTGAACTGTCGTGCTGGTACGACCTGAACAGCTTGGTTAGTAACTGAGCCTGAGCTGTTTGCTACTGGAGCGGCAGTGCTTGAGACCTGTGCTTGTGCCGGAGCGGTTAACAGCAAAAGCGTTGCGATAACTCGCTTCATTGGCTAAAGGTGCTTGTCGTCTCTGTTAAAGATTCAATGTCTGTTTCTCTGTTGATCAGGGTGTGGTTTGTAAGTCCTGGCCCTTGGAGCGTTTCGACGAACTGAAACGATGCACCTTGGGTGACGATGTTCCAAACAGGTTTGCTAGCAGGGTCAAGACCAGTCCAACGACTAGAAACACCATTAAGAGTGTTTGTTGTTGTGGTCAGACTAGCCGGAGCAATGCTGCCACCAATCGGGGCAATATTAGTTCCGCTTGCGCTGTACTCATATCCTGTTCTGTATTCGTATGAGTTGATAATTTCAGTTACTTTTGTTTTGGTGCGTGTCGTGGAAGACAGAACACCTTGCTGAAAATTTGGCACTACAGGAATTGCTGCAGCTGGAGCAGCCAAAAGCAACAGCAGCAGGATTCTCATCGAATAGTTAGCTCCTGAATTACCTGTCCAATTGCAGTTGTACCTGCTCCCCCAGCAGTAATCGCTAGTGCGCCATCTGTTGCAATCGTTCCAGCCAAAGTGCCAGCTACACCGCCCGAAGTTGTAGTGTTGCTGCCAAAGATAGGCATCGCTGGGACTACGCCAGCAGTGACAGTTGTAGACAATACGGTTGGAACGTCATCACCCTCTATGTACGACTCTGTATATGAAAAAGCGTCACCAGCAGTAGTAATAGTGTAAGCGCCAGGAGTGTAGCCAACAGCGGTGCCGGAAGTAAGTGTCCCCAAAGCAGGAGCAGTACCCAAAGTGACGTTAGAGCCAGATACCGCCACTGAAGAAGGTACGCGCGTTGAGATTGATCCCGCTCCATCAACAGTTAGCGAAATTGAGGATTTAATAGCGTGCGTAATGTCTGCCGAAGCAGGACTTATCGCAAAAAATGTTAGGCACGATACAAAAAGAAAACGCCTCATTTTGGCTTGGAGGTAGGGGTTTCTTCCTTAAGTGTAGGCTGCTCTTTCTTCTTTTTATTGTTGCCAACAGCTAGTCCAAAGGACGCCGCCGTGCCAGAAAGAATGGAAGCTGGATAGGTGGGGTCAAGCGATTGCTTGAAGACGCCAAGGTAGTTAGCGGTCAGGATTGCCATTGCCCAAGCAAGCAAGACAACCTTGATTACATCGCCTAGGCGTGAGTTGTCGTTTTCTTGCTCTTGCTTAACCTGTTCTTCTGCCATGATGAGTTCACGCTAGAGGTCGAATGGTGGTTGAAATCTGGGCTGCTGTGGCTGGTGCGTCAATAGGCGTAGCAGCTTCTGGTATCAAAGGTGCCAACCGTGAGACACAGCATGGAAGGGATTCGTTGGTGCGTCTGACCTCAGCTGTCGATAATTTAGCGTCAAGAATGGATGTGCTCCACGCTGACTTGAGGGTTCGAGACCAGGAGCTATTCGCTCGAATCTCAGACCTAGAGCAGAATGTTGCACGACTGGAAGGCCACGCAAATCGGACTTAGACTTCCGGCACACACAGTGCTGTCATGGTTTTACTTCTAAAGCCAATCCTTTTTAGCTTCATCAAATCAAAGGCTGTAAAGCAGCTGCTACTTGACTGTTTGATCAAGATCAGTGAGCAGACAGACAACCAACTGGATGATGTGGCCTGTAAGTATGTGCAGGACTTACTGTTTCCGGATGGTCGCGTTGAAAAGTAAATGTGGCTTTGGGTCGTAATAGTTGTGGGCTTATCACTCCTCCCGTTCTTTCAGTTTTTTAAAAAAGGCGATCCTCACCAGCTAGCTGCGATTGCTGAGCTGGAGAAATCCATTGACCAAGACCTCCTCAGTGATGAGGCTGAATGGTTTGAGATGTGGAAAACAAGCGGCATTCACCAAGAGGTTTATGGCGTCCCGTATTACAACCAAATGGATAGCCTTACCGGCTATGGCTACCGGGAATGCTTTGATGCAGCGGCTGCAATGGTTGTAGCGTTCCACCATGGCATCAGAAGTCAAGATGCTTATCGGCATGTACGCCGAAAGTTTGGTGATACGACAGCAGTCCACGCTCAGGTTTCTGCGTTGAGATCACTTGGCTTGGACGCTGAGTTTCGCAGGGATGCCAGGGTTGAGGATATTGAGATTGAGATCGATGCTGGCAGGCCAATCATGGTTGGCTGGCTGCATAAAGGCGATCTAACCAAAGGCAATCCAGCAGTGTGCGATAGCGAAGGCTGTGGTCATTGGAGCGTAATCATTGGCTATGACAAGGATGATTTCATTGCTATGGATCCGATGGGTAAGCCAGATATGGATCATGGCGGCCATGACATTACAAAGTCAGGTGAGTTGATCAGGATGTCTCGCCCTGCTTTCTATCAACGCTGGTCTATCGAAGGAGAAGCAAGCGGCTGGGCTGTATTTGTTGATCGATGAACTGGGGATATATCAGTGCGTTTTGGACAACAGTCGTGATGAACTGTGTCCAACCCGTGAATTGGCAGGCTTGTTTACCAGTGCAAGACTGGTTATTCCCAGCTATAGGTGATTACATACGGTTCAAGACGGAGGAACCCTATGCTTCCGAAAAGCGGGCCTTACGATCCATCAATGCAATGGATGGTCGTTGAACAGAGTCTTGAAGAGGAGTTGACGCTCGAACGCAGTATTAGGGAAATTGAGGATTGCGAGAACATAGATGTGCTGTCACAGCTTTGTGTTGCTATGGCGCGTCAACAGTGGCATCAGGGCAAGTTGCTAAAGCAAGCTGTTGGACATATCGCTGGACTGGAACAGGTTTAGGGCTCTTCCTTGAGGCCAGCACGTTCACGTCGCTTAGCGGCACGTCCAGCAATTCTTGCTTCTACAGAGTTCTGCCATTCCTGCTTGTCCTGGATTAGGGCTTGTTCGTACGTTTCAAGGTTGTTTTCGCTGGCGATGTGGTCATAAATAATTTCACGCATTAAGGAAGAGGGTTTAATGCTTTTTTCTGCGGCTTCAAGTAAGAACAACGCTCCACGATTAGGGTCTAGGAGAACTTGGATGTAAACACGCTTGCCGTGATTGCTTGCCATCAAACGGCACAATAGTACAGTAATATTACCATGTTACTGAGTTGTCAACCTTTTTCTCCCAAGCATTGGCTTGTGCTTTTCGAGCGGAAGATCGTTGACGGCTTGAGCCTGCCCTAATCTTTTTGGCTCCTTCTAGGAGCATTGCAGCTCGTTGGATGTCAGCAGTCGCGGCTGATCTAACTGCTGCATATAGACGATCCAGCATCAGTTGACGCCCTGATTTTGGTAGAGGCATCAGCCATCGCTCCAGCAAGCGTTTGATGGAACGTTATCTCATTATTCTCTGTTAGCACAATCCATGTGCTGTCATTGCGAAAGATTTTAAGTTTCAAGCTTGTTGCGAGAGTTGTTTAATCCAGGCAAAATCTTCCATTGGTGAAGCCGTGATGACACTTACGTCAACACCGCATGAAAGAGCAGCAGAGACCTGAGCTTGAAAGTAATTCGGGTCACTTTCGTAAGTTACCTGCTCTACAGACAAGGGTTTGTGGTCCTCGTCATAGGCAGTAAATCGAGCAATGGCTAATGGGAAGTGCTCGTCGTCATCATCGACCTGGCAGTAGTACAGATTAATTTTTTGCTGCACGAAGACTGGCTCCTGAGAACTCTGCGAAGACTGACGCCACAACGCTTTCAGCCTGATGGCGACCAATAAGATGGCCACAACGCTTACGAACCCTGACAACAGCTTTGTTGTAATCATCGGGCGTAATGTCAAAACTTGTTTGAGAGTTAAGGATGAGGTCACGGATCAATTCTGATCGTCCAACGCCAATGCTTTCTGCTTGATCAGAAAGACGTTTGGCGACTTCCTCGGGGAGGTAGGTTTCGACTCTTTTCATTCCGTGATTTTACGGGTTTCTTTTTGGATTTCTTGGATTTGTTGGACGATTTAACTCTGGGTTTGGAGCGTACCGAAGCAACGGTTTCAAGGTAGCCCGGAGGTTCAGGAACACCAGCCTTGCTAAGGATTTCGCTCCAATTCATCGAAAGGCTTCTCGCGCGTATAGATGTAAAAAGTGTCCCTTTTGGTCAAAAGCCAGTCATGCCAAAGAGTTTGCATGGGGACACCCAAGGGGGACAGTTAGAGTTGTCCCCTTTGTTCCTCGGTCAATTCAATCTCAACCGCTCCATCCATCAAAGGGGGACAGAGTGGGTTGTCCCCCATGCTTTGTCCCCCTTCAGATACCGCTCCAGCACTAGGTTTACTAGTAGAAGGGGACAGTCTTTGACCCTCTCCGCACGCGAGAACAGCTTGATAGTGTTTGGAACGAGATCCTTCTAAGACGTAAGAGACGATCAACTTACGGTCTTCCATTCGTTGGAGCGTTTTCTTAATTGCGACAGCAGACCCAGCAACCAAAGGATCAGCAAGTAGATCCGTTTTGGTGCGTGACTCAGGGAAAGCAGTGCGAAGGCGGCTAAGAACGCGACCTGCAACAGACGAAGGAGTGTTGTCCTCTGGATCCATTTCGGGCGTGAAGTCTTCGATATAAAAACCGAGGTCTTCATTCTGCCCAAGCTTGAGCTTGGTGCCAGAGCGACCAGAGCGGCTTTTTTCGATAGTGATAAGCCGTTCATGCTTTTCAACCCGTTGGTCCTTCATTGGGCGGTTCTGAAGTTTGTTCTCAGGGTTGTGGGGGTTCTGAAGCGACCAAGTTTCATCTACAGCGTCACGGATAGCTGAAGTGCCTCTGAACCCTCCATTTTTGTTGGCATGGTGGATGATCAAGATTGTGGTGGCAGGGAACAGCTGACCATTGTTTTTTGTGAGCCAATAAAGGGGGGTCGCGAACTCAGACTTGTTCTCGTCAAAAGCTGCACCGCCAGAGCAGCCAATCAAGGAATCAATGACGACAAGCTTTGGCTTGTATTTTTCCATCAGCTTGATGAACTGGGCGTAACGACGAAGATGCCAGTCACTTCGGATGTAAGTGTCACTATTTATTGGAAAATCGGCTTCGATCAACTGTTCTTTCAACTGCGGCAGACCTTGATCGCCATTTAGCAAAAGGACAGGGCCTTGTTCGACTGGTACGTCAGCCCCCCGAACCTTGAATGGTTTACCGGAAGCTATATGCCCTGCAAGAGCCCAAGCTGCTGTGGACTTACCGTCACCACCAGCGCCATAGATCAAGACGACAGAAGGGTGAGGCAGAACGTCAGGGATCAAGTAATCACGCTTAACTTCTTTTTCCATCAACTCTTCAACAGTGAGAAGTTCAACTTTTTTCTCAAAAGCGATTTGATCAACAATGAGTTTTTCAAGTGCGCTTTGATCTCTGTATCCAGCCTGTAAAGCAAGGCTGTTGAGCTTGTAGTTGACCTCAGCTGGGTTATCAAGATTGAGTATTTGTTCGCAGCGGCGAATGACCTCTTCAAACTCAAGAGTTGCTGTGCGGAACTCTTGGACTACTTTTTCTTCGGCTGATTTGACGACTTTGGCCAAACTATCTGAAAACCTAAGCCGTTTGGGATCCTCCCTGTCCGCCAAGTGAATAAGAGTTCCGATGCCTACGCCATTGCCTTTAAAGGTGTTCCAGACATCAGCGCAAGGGTTGTCGTTTTCCCATTCAGAGGCGTAATCAGAATCCTCTGCTGACCATGCTGACCAAAGCATGAAGCCCATTTCATTGGGCAAAGCAGAATTAATTGCCATGCCAATCCTGACCCAGTGATCCCTGGAGCCAGCGCCTTTGCATGGGATGACGTTTAGGCAGTCACGGACAATCTCAAAGATTTCGTCTTGCGTGCGATCCGTGAAATCAGGATCACGCTTGTTAATAGCCTTTGCAGGCTGCTTCATCTCAGCAAGCAACCAATCTGGGGCGACAGGAATGCTGGATAGGTCGCCAGAGATCTTGTACTGACCAGGCTCAGAGTTTTTGCTGCCGGGATACTCGCCAAAGATCACGCCTTGGCGCTTGGAGTTCCAAAGGATCTCGTAGTCCTGATCGCCTAAACCTCTGCCTTCAACGCTGCTCCAGAGGTCTTCAGGCACGCGGAAAAGGTATTTAGCGGCGTTGCTCTTGGTCGATGTGATTGTTGGAGCGCCTTCAAGGGAGGAGCCCCAGACCTTGAGAAGTTTTTTTAAGCCAAGGTCAACGTCAAGGATGACGATGCCATTGCCACGAATGCCAGTAAAGACACCAACAGCGTGAAGCTCAGGATTGCGTTGAATGGCAAGGGCAACATCAGCTGCATCAAACTTGCGATCAAAGCTTGCCTCTAAGGGGTTCTTGCCAGTAGCAGGCTTGCCAGAGGCCATTGGGGCGCCTTTGGCATATATCGGTGCATAGACCAGGCCAGAGGGCAGCTGGGCAACAAATTCCTGAAGGTTCATGTACTATGGAAGGGTAATCAATTAACTCTCCCGATTGGCCCCCTGGTTCGTGGGCTAGTCGGGAGTTTTTTTATCCTAGCCCATATTGACAAAAGGCAAGGTTGTTTGTAGTTTGTTGGAGCGTCAAACACTGACGCGACAACCCACAAGACAACTTTCTCGTGAAACTTTCCGCAGGCTTCATTCAATCTCTTGAACAAGAGAATGACGGTAGTTCTTCTAAAGATAACTACCTTGGATATACAAAACTAGAGCAGGGTAAGCCAGCAAACTTTGCACTTTTAGAGCAAGACCCGCTTGAATACTGGCTTGTCTGGGCAGAAGCCAAAGCATCAGGCTCCATGAAACCATTCCGTTTTATGGGTCAGCCATCATCCGATGAGATTGATTTAGAGCTTGGCTCTGAATATGTTCAGTCGATGAATTATGACAAGACAGCTATTCGCAAGCCACAACAATGCTTGACATGGCCTGTTTACAACTGGGACATGGATAGAGTCCAAGTTCTTGAAGTTTCACACATTTCATTGGCACGTCAGTTTGCAAAGTATGGCTTGAACAAGAAGTACAGCAAGAACTTGCTGGACTGGGATTTCGAGCTGAGCAAGATCAAGGCTGACATGGTGCGTTATGAGCTGTTGATCGTTCCCCGTGATGAGGACGAGCACAACGAGACTCAGATGGAGAAAGCTTGGCTGCAGGTGCAGAAGGGTGGATTTGACCTAAACCGAATGGTGACAGGCGACGATCCGTTTAGCGAGGGTTGATTTTGGAGCGGGGGCCTTGCGCCCCCTTTCTTTTCATGTAGATTAATCTTGGGAAAGAGCGTCTAATGCCCGGTACAACAGAACTACCCGAGACAGTCACAGAGTTTCTAGAGGATGGCTCCGTTGCTGTCGTCGTTGGTCATCTAAGAGGCTGGGTTTCGAGCGCCCATTTGGTTGAGCCAAAAGCAAACCAACTTATGCGTCAATGGCTCAATGAAAAATCAGAGGCTCTATTGAACGAGGATTATGACGGAGCAGCTTGACGCCCAAGACATATTGGCGTCACTGCGTCGATGGCAACTGGAACAAGATAACTCTGGCCCATTCAGGGTTTACAGAGATCAAGAAGGGCAGATTTATCATTCTGTCACCCATATCCTGAAGCACACAGCCCCTCAAACACAAAAAGATGCATTGGCACGATGGTCCAAGAGACCTGGCAGTTCATTGGAGCGTGATCTTGCCTGTGACCGGGGTACTGTTGCCCATGAGCATTGCGAGTATGTGCTCAAGACAGCAGCCAAGTTGGCCCGTCAAAGTGCCAACAAGAAAGGAGCGTGGAAGGTTTGGGATGATGGTTTGGCACGTCCTCCAAAAGCCATCACCACCTGGGCACTTAAGAAGTCAGAAAAGGGAGCGCCCAAAGTATCGTGGGCAGCCCGTGAGTACGCCAGAGGTTTATCCGACTGGCTGGTGAGTGGAGCGGTAACGGCCATTCATGCCTCAGAATTTAGCGTTAGCCATTCATCAGGCTTTGCTGGAACGGCAGACGCCTTGCTGGACACAGAGCTAGGACTAACGATCTGCGACTTCAAAACTAGCGGCAGGGAGACCGACAAGCCCGAGTCTTGGCTAAAAGACCATCAGGACCAACTTGGCGCTTATAGCCTCGCCTTATATGAAAGGGCTGGCATCCGTGTTGGTGGTGGAGCGGTAATTATTGGCAAACCCAATGGGACCATTCAACTAAGAATGTTGAACGAGTTAGAGATGAGAGGCTGTGAGGCTCGATGGACCGAACGAAACAACCTCTATCAGGAGATGCTTTTAGCTGGCGAGGTGTTTTAGCGCCCCCAGTAACATTCACCTTTTGCGAGTCTATATTTAAGCTCTTCAAGAGGAACGTAGTAGATCATAAAAGCTTGGATTAATGGATCAATTTCGTAATAAGTAAGCAGTTTTTTGGAATTTTTATCGTAAAATCTTAAATCTTGCAATTCAACATTGACATACCTGGAGTAGTCCCCTACGTATATTTCGTATCTACTATCTTGCATAACACTTTCCATAAATTTGTTTCCAAGGACTTGAATAAACATGGGCCAATTAGAGTATGGAGCGCCACTTTCGGATTTAAGTTCTGTCCTGTTTCTATAGGCTGACAGGACATTAAAAGGCTTGCCATCCATGCTTTTATTGTTTATGCCTACATAATCCCAAGCCTTCCAGCTGTTAAAAACATAATTTGAGAGCATGTTTTCAAATGACTCAATTTGCGCTTCTGTAAGTTGATCTCTGTTTTCATCAAGCAGCCAATGCAGCCTTACTCCGTACCAGCGAGTGCGATTTAGCCTTATTTCTCTGTTAATAATAAAATCAATCCTACCAGTAACCTCAAAAAGATTTAATTCTTCAATTTCTAGTTTTACTACTTCCTCCTGTGACAATAAAGGAGCTGCATTTTTTTTGTTCTGCTCATTTGGCTTGTAATCAGGGTTTTTGGCTCCGCAGTTGTCACAAAACTCTTGTACTTTACTTAGGATCGAGTCACAACAAGTGCATTTAGTAATTTGTACGATTTTGGTTTTTCTTAGTCCGCGAGTAATGCTCCATTCTCTATGCTCATCTGGCAATCCATGTTTCCAAGTATTGCCAGCAAGATCAATTATGAAAGCAAATCGTTTACCAGGCGAAGTTCTTAAAACCCGTCCAACCTGTTGCAAATAAAGGCTTTCAGATTGTGTTGGTCTAAGCAAGATAGCAGCTTGAGCGTCTGGGATGTCAGTGCCTTCACTGATTAAGTCTCTGCTAGTAATGACTTGGATAGTCCCCTCTTGAAATTGTTGAAGGATAGATTCACGCTCTAATTTAGAAAGTTTTCCATGCAAGCAGGCAGATGAAAACCCTGCATTTTGGAACGCTTGTGCGGTGTGTTCCGCATGGAGGACACTGCAACAGAAGACTATTGCTTTAGCGTCTGGACAAATCCGTTTAAAGTTAAAAACAGCTTCATCTGCGACTTCTGGAGTGTCAAAGCGTTCAGTAAGTTGGCTTTGAATATATTCTCCAATTCTAGTTCCAACGCCTTCAGCGGTTACAGAAGCTTGAGGGCTGAACACTCTGACTGGGGCCAGATAATTTTGAGAAATAAGTTCAGCGGTTGGCGGCCCTGATACGAGGATGTTGAACAGATTACCCAGAGGTTTGCCGTCAAGGCGACAAGGCGTTGCTGTTACTCCAAGTGTTTTTGCCTTAGGCCATTTTTTAATAGCTTTAGTCCAGTTGTTGTTACCTGCTGCATGGTGTCCTTCATCGATGATAAGGATGTCTGGCTGAAAGGTAAGTGTTCTTCTGTTCAAGGACTGAACTGAAGCGACAATGACCGTATGGGACGGGTCTACGCGTTCACCTGGCGCGATAAGGCTGTGTTGTATTTGTAGTCTCGAAAGTGCTGTAGAAGCCTGATCCAAAAGTTCTTTTCTATGGACAACAATAATTGCTTTTTTATTTTTAGCTAAATACTGTTTAACTATTTCGCAAAAGATAACTGTTTTACCTCCGCCTGTTGGGAGTTGAAGCAAGACTTTTGGAGCTTTCGAGAAAGCTTCATTAACTGACTGAACGATGGTTTGCTGGTAGGGTCGAAGTGTAATCATGGGTTGTTTGTTGGAGCGGTGGGATGAAGCTTGAGGAAGCGTTAGACCTTTGTTATCGGGGAAAGAAGAATGTGGCGAAAGCAGCCGAAGAGGTAGAGATCCCATTCATAGAGATGAAACGTCTTCTGACTGCTTACATTTTGGAACGACCAATAAACGGCCATTCATGGGAGGAAGAGCTAGAAGTTAGTTGGCCCTGGTGTTAATCATCAAGATCAAGGCGGCCAGTTTTTAGGGCATGAAGGTAAGCCCGTTCAAGGGCAGTGAGCCCTTTACTGTGTTTTTTGTGGAGCGCAGCAATCGCCCTAGTTTTAGCGGCTGCTCTCATCTCTTCTGGTCTTTTAGACCAACTAGAAAAGCTAGTCATGACCATTCAACCTCTCTGATTAAAGTTGACAAAACCTTTAACGATTGAACGCTTGATAGTTTGCGTTGAGATCTACTCAAGGCAGTGCTAACCATGTCAGGATCACCCAATTTTATGTCGTTCTCCATTTCCTGCCCAATCAGTTTCAAACAAAGTTCTAAACGTTCTGGGATGTAATTTTCCAGATGATTAGATGCCAAGGCTTGTCTTCTGCCAATGATGACAGATAGCAATTGATTGACGGCACGATCAGCTTGTTGACGTGAGATTAGTTCGTTATTCATTGGTGAAGGAAATCGTAGGAGGTTTGTGGTGTTGGGTCGTAATTTACCTCAGCTTCCAGCAATGGAATGATCTCATATTCGAGAAGATCTCGCATGGAATGTGAAAGGTGTTCATCCATCATATGGCGCTTCTTTTCGCGCTCAATAACAGACTGAAGTTCTTTCAAGACCCTCTCAATCTTTGCTAGTTCGTACTCTTGTTGTGGTTGGTAGTGGTACGTCATGAGTGGTTACGGATGAAAGTTTTACATTTGGCGACTTCATCGCCATCGATAGCTTGATCACGACCGTATTCGTTAGACAGCATCAATCCATCACCTTCTTTAATTGAATTAAAGGTGCTGACGTAATAGCTGCTAACCAGAGACCCAGCTCTGGTTTTGAAGAAGATGATCTTCTCAGTTTTGCTGGTGTAACGTCCCAAGGTGGCTATCAAAAGCTCACCGGTTTTAGTGTTGATGTTCATTGGTGCGTTAAGCCTCAGTGAGTGCGAATTGGTGGATGCGTTCTTGAAGATCACGGAGAAGGTCGGCTCGTTTGGAGTCATGCCATCCCTTCTCTTCAAGAAAGAACAGCTCCCAGCTGATGGCATCAACAAGGAGTTCAAGTTCGTGAACGGTTAGGTCCATTGGTTAAGCGAAGGGTGATACGGACTGGGTGTTGTACCCGTTCCATTGTTTGGCTTGGTTCATAGCTTTAATTAAGCTGCAGACTGCTTTGTCGTCACCAGTGGCTACAGAGACCTCCAGACGATGCTGGAGCATCGCCAGGACGCTATCGGTGTTGATTGGTTCGGAAGCTTCCTCCAGGCTTGGTCCATCGTCACTCAGCTCAATCTCAGCCTGGGCGGCTGTGATGTCGTTATATGCGGTGGAACGTGAGACGCAAAATTTTGCGCTAACCATTGTGGCGACTGAAGCTGTACGGATACCCCTTTCCAGCATTGCTCGGGTGTAACTGAGGCGGGCTTGAACTTCCAGTTGGGTTGACATTGGTTGAGTTGGAAAAGCTGGACAAAAAAATTAAAGGGTGCAGTGCTGAAGAATCCGAATCTTGGCTAGCAAGATTTCGCTTTTTGGAGTGCAAGCGCATTCGTCCATCAACAGGTGTTCAATGTGAGCCAGATCCTCACTGTCGAGTTCGATAAAGTCTTGAAGCGTGACGCCTGTCCATTCGGCTGTGAGTTCTTTCATTTGAGGTTTGGGTTTAGTTCTGCTGGTGTTGGAACGGATGGCAGGGATTCGCGCCAAAGCTCCTCCGCGATCAAGTCGTCAAGCTTCTGGCGGTCGTAGGCATCCAGCTCCATGGCTTCGATGTCATCGTCGGATGGCGGCCAAGCTGGCTCAAGCTCACTGGGGAGCATGAAGTCGTCAGAGTTGTTCATTAGTTAAATTGTGATGTGTTCTGGTGCGGGCCAGTGATGTACCAGGAGCAGACGGAACCAGGGATCCCGCGTTCTGATAGTGATTGATTCCAATCGTCCGCCAGTTCATCGGCGTCCATTTGGGACGTGATCAGTTGATACACGACTTGGTGGCCGTGTCGTTCGGTGTACTGGCAGAGATGAAAGACGTGGGTTTGTTGCTTGGGTTGGTTCATTGGTTGTAGTTGTGACTACTCCCCTAGTATTGCATCAATATCGGCCAGCCGTCAACAACAAGGCATAAAAAAAGACCCCTTTGATGGGGGTCTAATGTTTGTTGGTACGGATGAAAAAGGCCAGCCATTCAGGCCGGCCATTCATGACGGTTATTCGGCTGTGTAGCAGTCAAACCAGACGCCAGCCTCACGGGTATCGGGACGGCGACAATGTGCCTGTGCCTCGTCAAGCGTTAAACCGCGTTTAATGGTGCGGTCTGACTTGTTGAGGCTTGGGTTGAACGACCGAACAATTTTGAAGGTTTCCATGGTGTGATTGGTTGGTTCTTTAGAATACTAGCAGACAAGAAGAAAGCCCAGCGCGTGGCCGGGCCTCTTGCTTAACGTCCGTACACAGTTAGAAGACATTCCGCCTTCTCCGCATTGGAACGTAAGCACCGCTGCATCGCTTGTTCATTCTCAACGTTAAAGACGACAGCCCCGAACGTTAAGACCAACAAGAACGCCGACAGCGTGGCACCTAAGCGCCATGCGTCCAAGGTGTTTTCTTCAATCATTCTTTGAGCCATGGTTGTTGGTGCGGTTGATTTAAAAAGAATAAAAGAAGGGGACAAAGTCCCCCCTTATCAGACACATTCGACAGCAGACTTTAGACACTGTTCAGCGAATTGCTGAAGTGTTTCGCCGCGTTCAAATGTAATTTTTAAGTCTGATGTTAATCCTTCGTAGTCATCAGCCGTTGTGATGTAGAAATCCCAGAGGACTTCCCATGCACACTTATCACTTAAATTTGAATTTTTCATGGTTTAGTGATTGGGTGGTTTTGGGTTGGTTTTCCTGCATACAGTGGGAGCGAGCTTGTGAGGCTCACAGGCTGCGAGGTCGCAGTCGTGAAGCTGCCAGGCTCACCCAAGCTGCGCAGGATTGGAGCCAATCGGCTCCCAAGTTGTCAAGGTCTTGAGGATGTAAAGTCCTCTTGTTTATTATCCTAGTCGGTAGCACGGCGAATTGCGACTGCGTCGGCTGGAAATAATTATTTCTTAATATTCTAGTATGTTACAGCTGGGTGTGACAACTGGCGACTGGCACAGGGGTGGGGGCAGGGTCGCGGATCCCAGCGGCTGAACACTAATACCCATACCCCAAATATATATTGGCCATTTTGTTGATTCTCAATAAAAAACCCCTTCTTGCGAAGAGGTAATTAAGTCGGCGGGGGGAGGGTGTTGTTAATCCTGTTTGTCTTGAATCTTGATGGTCAAATCAGGCGCTTGAATATTGACGATCTCGGTGGACTCACCAATCACGCGCCCAATCGAATCCAAAACCTGGCTTGCGGTCTGCAATTGCCCCTTCTTGATGGCCTGATTAAACAGTTTGGTACGCATGTGCTGAAGCCGCGCCAACATATTTTCGCGGTCAGACTTCCAATCTTCATCAACGAGAAGCTTTACTTCGGCCCAATCACGCCAAGCGGTATTGATGCTGACCTGTTCCCGTTCAACATGTTCATAAACAAGTGCCCTAGCGGACAAACCCTCTAGCTGCCGACGATATAAACGCCGCACACGATCTTCTTTTGCATTTGTGGTACGGCGTTCGTCTTGAGTCATGCTTGATACGACCTTTTCCAAGATCTTAACTGGTAGAAAGGCTTCTAGCCCCTATTGAAGGGGGGCAGGGGTCAAGAATCTGTGTAATGTGGCATTTATGAGCCAAAAAACCGGACCAATTGAGCTTCGATGGGCTCAAGGCCAAGTATTTTCGTGCGAAAAACGCTTCAGAGTTTTAGTAGCAGGCCGTCGTTTCGGCAAATCGTACTTGTCTTGCGTTGAATTGGTGCGTGGAGCGATTAATCGTCCTGGGGAGACATTTTTTTATTGTGCTCCGACGTATCGGATGGCAAAGGATATTGCATGGCGAGCCTTAAAGAAGCTTGTGCCACAAGTTTGGATCAAGAGCAAGAACGAAACCGATCTACGCCTTGAGTTAATCAATGGATCAACGATTGAGTTAAAGGGAACAGAGAACGCAATGGCCTTGCGGGGTCGCAGCTTATCTGGGGTCGTATTGGATGAGGCTGCTTTTATGAGTTCGGACGTATGGTTTGAGGTGATCCGGCCTGCGTTAGCGGATAAGGAGGGTTGGGCATTATTTATTTCAACGCCGGACGGTACGGCTAGTTGGTTTTATGACTTGTGGTGTTATGTGCCGGAGGACGAGACAGGATTATGGGAACGCTGGAGTTATACAACAATTGACGGTGGGAATGTTAGTAAGCGTGAGGTTGAGGCAGCACGCGCCCAACTTGACACGAGAACATTCCGCCAAGAATTTGAGGCAAGCTTCGAGAACCTTACGGGTCTTGTTGCAATCAGCTTTGGCGACGAAAACATCTCTCAAGAGGCGAAGGATATAAGCATCCAGCCATTGCTTTTAGGAGTTGACTTTAACGTTGATCCAATGAGTGGTATTTGCGCGGTCAAGGACGGCGAAACGTTATATGTATTTGACGAGATTATGTTGACTGGCGGTGCAACAACCTGGGATTTTGCCGAGGAAGTTACACGTAGATATGGTGTGGATCGAAGAATTATTGCGTGCCCGGACCCTACAGGCGGAGCACGAAAGACAAGTGGGGTTGGTGTAACGGACCATGCAATTTTGCGGCGCAGTGGATTTACGGTCCAATCACCTAGGGCTGCATGGAAAATCCGCGACAAGATCACAGCAGTCAACACTGCATTAATGGATGCATCTGGGACGCGAAGAACGGTGGTGCATCCAAGGTGCAAACACCTGATTAAATCGTTGCGAACACTGACTTATGCGCCTGGGACAGGGCTGCCAAACAAGAATCTGGGAGTTGACCACGCGTTTGACGCATTCGGTTATTTAGTTTTACAACAGTTTAATTTGGCAAAACCGGAGACGATGGGCTCTACGTCTTATCGGCTGTATTGAGGTTGTTCTGGATGCGGCAATGTCACTCTGACTTGGTCGCCAGTACCAGCCCAAGATATGCACGGGCCAATATTTACTTCAGGTGCCTGAGCGGTGTACCAGCGGAAATCACAGCTATTGCAGTGTCTACGACGCACAGTTTCATAAGGCCCTTCAACGGTTTTCTTAGTCGTAACGACATGCACGCGAAAAGATCCGCACTTGGGACAGTTCAATGTGGTTGTTGATTGGGGCGAAGGACTAGAATAGGCCAAAGCCAAGCCTCGTCATGCCCCAAGGTCGCGGAACTTACGGAAGTAAAAAGGGGCGTCCTGCGAAGAAGAAAAAAGGGCTGTACGCAAATATTGCAGCAAAAAAGAAGCGAATTGCGGCGGGATCTGGTGAAAAGATGAGAAAAGCGGGCGATCCTGGCGCACCAACCGCAAAAGACTTCAAAAAATCTGCTAAAACCGCTAAAAAGCCACCCAAAAAGAAGAAGTAATGGCTGAAAAGAAAAAACGCAAAAAGGGGCCAAACCTTAGCGTTGGCCGGGGTGAAAAACTTCCAGCAAGTAAAGGTGCTGGCCTGACTGCAAAAGGCAGGGCTAAATATAATAAAGAGACCGGTTCAAATTTAAAAGCACCTGTCACGGGCAAGCCTAAAACCAAAAAAGAAGCAGCACGCAAGAAATCTTTTTGTGCCCGCAGCAAGAGTTGGACTGGCGAAAGAGGTAAAGCCGCTCGAAGGAGATGGGGTTGCAACAACTAATCAGCGGTTAAAATAATGACATGACTTACTCCGTTCCAGGGCTCGTTCGGACCCATTTGGTCAGCAGCTCCTATATGGGGAGTGTTGACAGTCCATTTGTCCGAACACGGGCAGTGATTGACCAGATGAAAGGCTGGGAAATCATGAAAGCCGTGGTGTCTGGCACTGAGTATTTACGTGATAACAGCGAAGCATTTCTACCGTTAGAGCCCCGCGAAGATTATTCCGCATATCTAGCGCGTGTAAATCGTGCTGTCTTCACGCCATATACCCAACGTTTGATTCGAGCGGCAGCAGGTTTGATTTTGCGTAAGCCAATTAATATTGTTGGCGATCCATATTGGACAGAAGTTTTCAACAAAGATGTTGATGGCTGTGGTTCAGATCTGGATGAGTATGCACGTCGTCTAGTTATCTGTGCGTTGACCTATGGCCATTGCCATACGTTGGTTGACTTTCCCGCTCCAACAGAAGCCCGAAGCCTTGCAGAAGAGCGTGCATTAAACCGTCGTCCATATTGGATTGAGGTTGATCCAACCAAGGTGTATGGCTGGCGTTTGGATCGTGAATCAAATTACGGCAACCTGACGCAAGTGCGTATTGGTGAGAAGGCTGTTGTCCCTGATGGTGAGTTCGGAGAAAAAGTTTATGACCAAATTCGTGTCATTGAGCCGGGTCGTTATCGCGTCTATCGGCAAGAAGAGCAAAAGAAAGCGATGCAAGGGAATTTCCCATACCCCTCTTCGTTTGACCAATCAGACGCTACTGCGGAGTTTGAGCTTATTGAATCTGGGCCGTATTCACTTGATCAAGTCCCGCTGGTCACCATATACGCGAACAAGACGGACACGCTGACAAGCCGTCCACCGTTATTGGACATTGCTCATCTAAATCTTGCTCATTTCCAGCGCCAAGCTGACTTGATTCACAGCTTGCACATCGCATCACAACCGATGCTGGTGCTTGAGGGGTGGGATGATCAGACTAAGGACATGGCTGTAAGTGTTAATTATGCGATGGCGACACAGCCGGGAAACAAGGTCTATTACGTGGAGCCTGCCGCTAGTGCTTTTGAAGCGCAATCTGCGGAGATCCAAGAGTTACAGCAACAAATGGCGACGTTGGGCATCAGCACG